TTTTATATCCAAATGATTCAAGCATGGATCGAGTGCCAGTCATTGCATCCACTTACTTCAATTTTGGCACTCAGCCAACAGTTGGCAGTATATCCAAAGTGATTGGATCGACATCGAGCAATCCAGTGCCATTGGTGACATTTGGATCAACTCAAAACAATTAAGGTTTAAAAATGTCATTACTGAGTTTTATCTTCACTGCAGCAGCGATTGTCACTGGTGCATATGAATTGGAATTTTTGACATATGCTGGGGCCATGCAAATGGCGGTCACTTTTGCAGTGTCAATTGTGGCATCAAGGCTTTTTGCCCCCAATGTCCCACAATCCCAGCAAAATAACATTAGGCAGCAAGTTCCACCCGATCCAACGGCTGGCATTCCATTGGTATATGGCGATGCATACACTGGTGGCCGATTTTGTGATGCGGTACTGACCACAGATCAAAAGTCAATGTATTATGTGATGGTGATCAGCTGCATTAGCCCAAATGGGCAGTTTTCATTTGATACCAGCAAATTTTATTATCAAGATCAGATCATCACATTTGACACCACTGATTTGACAAAAGTGGTCAGTTTAACAGACCAAGCTGGCAATGTGGACACCACAATCAGCGGTCATTTGTACATCAGTTTGTACACATCATCACAAACTGGAACGATCACACCCATCAACACATCAAACCAGCCATCAGCGGTGATGAGTACGGCCAATGGCATTCCATCAGGTCAGGAATGGGTCAGCAGTGGCCGACAAATGAACGGCACTGCATTTGCCATTGTGCAGCTGGTTTATAACGCAAATTCACTTGGAACAACTGCGCTGCAGCCAGTCACATTCCATGTAAGCCATTATTTGAATGGTGCTGGATGTGCAAAGCCTGGTGACGTTTGGTATGACTACATGACCAATACAGTCTATGGTGCAGCAGTTCCAAGTCAATTTGTAAGCTCTGCATCAGCCACTGCATTGAATTCATATTCTGATGAGCTGATCACCTACACACCAGCTGGTGGAGGATCAGCATCGATCCCAAGATACAGATTTAATGGTGTTTTGGATACTGGACAGACTGCATTGTCAAACATCGATTTGATGATGAATTGCTGCGATTCATGGCAGTCTTACCAGGTGGCCACAGGACTGTGGACAGTGGTGGTCAACAAAGCCATTTCCCCCACATTCTCATTTGATGATTCAAATATCATTTCAGACATCACAGTCAGTGAGCTGGACATCACTCAAATGGTCAACCAGATCGAGGCCAGATTCATTGATTCGGGCAATCGAGATCAACCAGGTTATGTGAATCTGCAAACTCCATCAGGGTTGCTGCTACCAAATGAGCCAGTCAACAAATTCACCATTTCATATGATTTGATCAATAGCAGCGTGACGGCTCAATACTTGGCTAATCGAGTGCTCGAGCAAAACAGGCTGGATTTGATTGTCAGTTTTTCCACCAATTACACTGGCATTCAAGTCAATGCTGGTGATGTGGTGACTGTGACAAATAGTTATTATGGCTGGTCAAATCAGCAATTCAGAGTGATGCAAGTCAAGGAAGTGTCGCTGCCTGATGGATCACTTGGGGCATCATTCCAAATGATGCAATATGACCCAAATGTATATGCAACATCGAGCATTACTGCATACACACCAACCAGCCACAGTGGATTGGCTGCACCAACATTCTTTAGCTCATTGACTGCACCGACAGTTATTGCCCATCGAGAAACTGCAAACATTCCCAGTTTTGATTTGCAAATATTTATTCCAACCACAGGCAGAGTTACAACGGCCACTCTTTTTTATTCAACATATCCAACACCAACAACGGCTCAATGGAATGTTTGGCAAACAGTACAAACTGCAAATAATCAACCAGCTCCAAATGGAACATATCAACCATGGGTTGATATTATTTTGCCAGCTGGAACATATTATTTTGCTTATCAGGTAGGTAGTGGGACAAGTCTTTCAGCACTCAGTCCAATCAGTGCTGGATTTGTTTGGGCACCAGTTGGAATGTCTGGTGTGTCAGGATATAGTGGAGCGTCAGGATATAGTGGCTTTTCAGGCACAGGATCAACTGGAGCCACTGGACCAAGGACTGCCACTGGTCAACTTTATTATGCAAATTCACAATCAACTGCACCAGCTGCACCAACGGCCAGCGGTTATAACTTTTCAACTGGAACATTTTCAAGTCTGACATCAGGATGGTCAACTACATTTACTGCACCAACGGCAACATATACCACTCAATTTTGGGCAGCCACTTATTATGTAGTCGAATCAACATATGGTGGAGCACAGACAGTGACCATCAGTACAGTTTATAACTGGACAAATTTCAATGGATTGGTTTCATTTGTAAATTTGGCCACTTCAACTGGAACAACATTCATTGATGGTGGGAACATTACCACAAATACAATCAAAGCAAATAGTATTCAAGCCAATACTGCTGGTTCATATAACAATGGATATTGGTCATTGGGAAGTACAACTACATTTGAAGGATTGACTGGCACTTTAGATGTTAATAATTCAAACAATGGTAATTTTGCAGCCATTATTGCGCATGAGGCAACCACAGGTACCAATGCGTGTGCTTTGGCAGTTGGAACAAGAAGTTTTAATAGTCCATCTGCAGTTTTTTACAATGTAAATGCAAGTAGTCAGCCTATTGCTACAATTGGTCTTTCATATGGTAGTGCAGTTGCATCAGCAAATTATGGTTTATCTGGTCAATCAGATTCATCATGGGCACAAATTGGAATTTCAAACAATGCACTTTTTGGTGCATTTGTTGGAACATTTCCAAATACCACAGGCCAACGATTAACAGATGGTTTTGTTGGCACTTTAGGTGCTGGCGGTCAATTTAGATATTTAAATTCTGATGGATCAACAGTCAAATATCAGATTTTTTGTGGTACTGCCTCATATTCAGCATATTCACCATCAGGCGGTGGAAAAATTTATATTGTTGATGGCAATGGCCCATTCACTGGATTTCACGAGGGATTGATTCCAATCACATCAACAGTTGAAATTGGAGACATTCTTTTTGATGTAGCAATTTATGAAAAAATTGACATTAACAATACTGTGACTTATGTGGATATGACAACCACAAACAATCAAGTCGGAGTAATTGGCGTTTGCAGCCAAATATACAATGGCACACCACCTGAAAGCTGGCTCACTCCACTGCCACCACCTGATCCACAAAACCCCAAAACGGCTGATCCAACACCACCTACACCACCAGCTCCACAAACATCATTGGTGCCAAGTGGTTACATGGTAGTTCACATCAATGCTTTGGGTGAAGGTCAAATGAATGTTTGCGGATTGGGTGGAAACATTTCCAAAGGCGATTTGATTGTGGCCAGTACAATGGTCGGCAAGGGAATGAAACAAGCAGACGATGTAATACATTCTTACACAGTGGCAAAAGCTCGAGAAGACATGATTTTTGACACACCAGATCAAGTTAAAATGATTGCTTGTATTTATGTTTCGGGCTAGAATTTACAAAACAAGACAAAACATTCGGGGCCAGTGAGTACATTGGCAGCGTCACTACCTAGTAAGGGAACAAGATGGCAGTCTTATATTGGATAAAATTACCAGAGCATGATGATATGCTCACACAAGGCTATATTGGCGCAACAACCAATTTGGCCAAAAGGCTAAAATCCCATAAACATAGATTCAAAGAAATCTGGGACAAAATTGTTGTTCAGACAATTTTGATTGCTGAAATTGATTATTGCTATTTTTTAGAACAAAAAATTAGACCATTCAGAAATATTGGATGGAATAAATCAATGGGCGGTTATAGAAACAATACAATGATGGGTAAAGATAATCCAAATTATGGTAAATTTGGGGAATCTGCACCATGTTTTAAAGGTTGGTGGATTACTCCATTGGGTAGATTTCCAGCTGCCAAAGAGGCAGCAAAATTCCATAATACAAGCACAACTACCATTGAAAGAAAATGCAGAGGTCGATTTGTAAAAGATAAATTTTATCCACCAAAAAATGGATATGCATTTGAGCAGAAAGTTTAGGGTAGCATCATCGCTGTTTTTAACAAAAATTCATTAACCCAAGTATCTGGGTTTGACAATCCGATTTTGTCTGGCGAATTGGTCTGGGAGCAGAAAGCATTCTGGAATCTCTTTATGACCAACGATGCTGGTGTTTTGCCATTAACTGGTGCCACCATCGATGCCCAAATCATTCGCAGAGTTTTGACCAATGTGATTGACACCAGGAATGGTTTGACATTCACCATTGGCGATTACACTCCAACACCCACACCCATTTCATTGACAGTCACAAACATCAACACAACTGGTGGCTCATTCACTTTGGTGATTGATGACAGTGCTTGGGGGCTAATGGCCACTGATCCAGGCTTGGACATTGCAGACCCCAATGGCATTGGCTATTCAGGCCGAATTAAGATCAGTTTTCCAGCCAATGGATCGACCCCAGCTGAAGACATCATTGTCTTTTTATTCTTCATTGTGCGGTCTGATGGCATTGTGGTGGAGTAAGGCATGAATACAAAAGTCACAGTTATCAATGACAACAATGTCAATATTCAGGTCACACCACCAGCTGCACAAATCATCAATGTAAACAAATCAAGTTTTGGTGTTTCAGGATTTAGCGGGTACTCGGGCTATAGCGGCTATAGCGGGTCAGGTATTTCAGGCTATTCAGGCTCTGGGACGTCAGGCTGGTCGGGCTATTCAGGGACGTCAGGTTTTAGCGGCTGGTCAGGCCAAGTTGGGGCGTCAGGGACGTCAGGTTGGTCTGGCCAGTCAGGCTTTAGCGGTTATAGCGGGTCAGGGATTTCAGGGTATTCTGGCTATAGCGGGTCAGGAACGTCTGGTTGGTCAGGCTATTCAGGGGCGTCAGGGACGTCAGGGTTTAGTGGCTGGTCAGGCCAAGTTGGGGCATCAGGGACTTCAGGCTGGTCGGGCTATAGTGGTTCAGGTATATCTGGCTATTCAGGTTTTAGCGGGTCTGGAGCCAGTGGTTGGTCGGGCATTTCTGGCTGGTCAGGATTTAGCGGAATTTCGGGCTGGTCGGGCCAAATGGGGACGTCAGGGACGTCAGGTTGGTCGGGCTTTAGCGGTGCGGTTGGGGCATCAGGGACGTCAGGTTGGTCGGGCTTCAGCGGGATCAGTGGCTATAGCGGGTCAGGAATTTCAGGGTACTCGGGTTTCAGTGGGTACTCAGGCCAGCAAGGGACATCGATCAATATCAAAGGCACAGTGGCCACACCAGCCAATTTGCCAGCGACAGGCAACAATCCCAATGATGCATACATTGTTACATCCAATGGCGATTTGTACGTTTGGAGTGGAACGACCTGGAACAATGTTGGCCAAATAGTTGGCCCAGCTGGTCAATCGGGGACGTCAGGTTTTAGCGGTTATAGCGGGACGTCAGGTTGGTCAGGTTTTAGCGGGTCAGGTATATCAGGCTGGTCGGGATATAGTGGTTCAGGCGTGTCTGGTTGGTCAGGTTTTAGCGGGACGTCAGGTTGGTCTGGCCAAGTGGGGACGTCTGGAGCGTCAGGTTGGTCTGGCATTTCGGGCTGGTCTGGTTTTAGTGGCTATAGCGGGTCAGGTGTATCTGGCTGGTCTGGTTTTAGTGGCTATAGCGGATCAGGCGTGTCTGGTTGGTCAGGCTATTCGGGGGCGCAAGGGACGTCAGGCTATAGCGGGATTTCGGGCTGGTCTGGCCAATCGGGGGCGTCTGGGACGTCAGGTTGGTCGGGCTTCAGCGGGGTCAGTGGCTATAGCGGGTCAGGGATTTCTGGCTATAGTGGCTATTCAGGCTCTGGAACGTCTGGTTGGTCAGGCTATTCAGGGGCGCAAGGGACATCAGGTTTTAGCGGCTGGTCTGGCATTTCTGGCTGGTCAGGGTTCAGTGGCCAAAATGGTGGTGGTGGTGTTCAGGGCTTTTATGGCTCTTTCTATGACACCACCAATCAAACTGCAGCCAGCACAACTGCAGCATATTTGATCAACATTGGCAGCAGCTTTGAGGCCAATGGCGTTTCAATTGTCAGTGGTAACAGAATCACATTTGCAAATGCTGGTACATACAATATTCAATATTCCATTCAATTTTCAAACTCTGATGCAAATTCAGACAATGTTGATGTTTGGTTGAGAAAAAATGGGACTGATGTTGCTGAATCAAACAGTGTGTACAACGTGCCTGGCACTGCCCATGGCGGAGCTGGTAATTTAATTGCGGCCATTAATTATGTTTTGACAGTTGCAGCTGGTGATTATTTGCAATTGGCTTGGGCGGTTTCAGCCACAACAATTTCAATTGAAACAATTTCAGCTCAAACTGGTCCAACAGTTCCAGCCACACCAGGCGTGATCGTCACGGCCCAGCAAGTGATGTATACCCAATCAGGGTATTCTGGGATTTCGGGCTGGTCAGGTTTTAGCGGGATTTCGGGCTGGTCAGGGACGTCAGGCTATAGTGGCTCTGGGGTCAGTGGATATAGCGGGTACTCTGGGTCTGGCGTGTCTGGTTGGTCAGGTTTTAGCGGGTACTCGGGCCAAAATGGGGCGCAAGGGGCGTCAGGGACGTCAGGGACGTCAGGTTATAGCGGATTTAGTGGGTCTGGTGTAAGCGGGTATTCTGGATTTAGCGGGTATAGCGGGTCTGGTGTAAGCGGGTACTCTGGATTTTCGGGGTATAGCGGGGCGGCTGGGGTAGTGGTTTATAACGTATTTGTGCCAAATTTATTGGTTACAACAACAAGCCAAGCTATTTCAAGCGGATACAGTGCAAGTTCAGTTGGTCCAATCACAGTAAGTACAGGCACAACGGTCACAATTCCATCTGGCTCAAGATGGGCAATTCAATAAGGAGAAACAAAAATGGCAATCGTAATCGATGGAAATAATATACCAACGGCTGGAACAGTTGCAGTTGGTAATGGTACCAGTTTGGCTTTTACATCAACTGGAACAACTGGTCAAGTTCTATTAAGTCAAGGATCAAGTACACCAATATTTGGTAATGTGAATGTATCTGCAATAACAGGTGTATTAACTGGAACAAATGGTGGTACTGGTGTTAATAATGGATCAAGCACAATTACAATTGGTGGCAATGTCACGATGTCTGGTGCTTATACATTTACTGGAACATTGACAGGAAATACATCGGTTACATTTCCAACATCTGGCACATTGGTAAATACTTCAGTGACATCATTGTCTAGTTTGTCAACAGTTGGAACACTTACAAGTGGCACATGGAATGCAAGTGTAGTTCAACCAACTTATGGTGGTACTGGTGTTAATAATGGATCAAGCACAATTACCATTGGGGGTAATGTAACGTATTCTGGTGCATATACACAAACATTTGTTGCAACGGGAAATACATCTGTTACATTGCCAACAAGTGGAACATTATCAGCATTAAGTGGGACAAATTCTTGGACTGGCACACAGACTTTTAATGGAACATCAAGTGCAATTGCATCTGTTTTGTTGGATGTTGCAGAAACAGTTAATATTGTTGGATCAGCGCCATCAAGTACAACAAACTTTTACATTCAAAGTGGATCGGTTCAATATTACACATCTAACGCTTCTACAAATTGGACATTAAACATTGCGTTTAGTTCAGGCACATCTTTAAATACTGCATTATCAACAGGTCAATCAATTACTATTGCTATGCTTGCAACTCAAGGATCAACTGCATATTACAATTCAGCAATAACAATTGATGGAACATCAGTATCACCATTGTGGCAAGGTGGTACTGCTCCATCTGCTGGTTTTGCAAGTGGTGTTGATGTTTATACATATACAGTTATTAAAACTGGAAGTGCAACATATACTGTTTTGGCAACACTTACACAATTCTAAGGATAACAAAATGCCAATGATTATCACTAGGGCAAATGCATCTGCAAAAGGTTTTGGCTTTGCTGGGGTAAGCAAAAAAGGTACATATACAAATCCAGGTGTTTCAGCCAAAGATATTCAATTAAGTGGTGTAAGTACAAATGGATGGTATTACATTAAAACATCAACAATGACCACACCAAAATTGGTCTATTGCAATATGACTGACAATGGTGGGGGATGGATGTTGGTTGCATACAATGCAAATTCTTTTAGTGCATCTCCAGCTGGAAATCCAATTCCAAATCAATGGGCAAATGGTCAAGGAACATTTCCAACAAATTCTTATATGTTGGCAAACATCAATGATTTGTGGTTTAACAATGGATCACCACAATGTATTAATGCAATGCGCATGAAATCACCAAATACACAACAAATTCCAATTCTTGCAAACATGGATGTTGCATATTATGTTGTATATGCAAGTGGAGCATTTCAATTTCCAGCAACTGGATTTAATCCAACATCTTATACATTAAATTCAGGAAATGGAATAAATTTAACATGGTATAACTTGAAAGGTTATACGCAAATGACTGGTCCATTGTCTTCAAATGCACCAATTGATTGGATGTATAACACTGGTTCAAGTTATTATTACACTATTTGTGGTCCATCATCTAATGTTCAAACAGACGGAAGATCAGGATCAGGAGCTGGTACTGGATCATGGACAAATAATAGTACAAATGATTTATATGGTTTGATTGATGTAAATATAAATACATCATCATCATCTGGTGGAACAACACAAACATATGCAGTTTATATAAGGTAAAAAAATGTTTGCAAAAATCAAAAATAATCAAATTGTCAAATTTCCATATGACATCAATGATTTGCAATTAGAAAATCCATATACATATTATGGTGCAAATTTTGATTTTATTGAAACATACAATAAAACTGAAGATGCCATAAATAATCAATATGAATTGGTTGAAGTTGTACCAGACACAATTCCAAGTTATGACAACACAAAACAAATGATTCAATATGACAAAAACAATGTTGTTTTGGAAAATGGTAAATGGATCATAAAATGGATTGTTCAAGATTTGCCAGAAGAAGTTAAAGTAATTTTTTAAATAAAACAAAATGACAATACAAAACAAAACATGGGAGCAAATGCTCTTGATCAATGAGCTGAATTTTGCCAAGCAGCACAATCCAGAATATTACCGATGGAAACTAACAAACAATTATGAGCGTGCAGTTTTCTTGAAAGGTGATCCAGTTTATCCTCGAGAGGCCACACGATATATGTGGGCCAATCGTAATCTGCGTGGCAAAAAGATTTTGGAAATTGGATGCAGCACAGGATTTGGCACTCAATTTTTACCCAATGACATCGAGTATTTGGGATTGGATTATGACCCAATCATCATCGATGTGGCTCAAGATCAGCAATGGGGCGAAAACATCAAGTTTTCATGTGCCGACATCAATGAAATCCAGCTGGCACAGTTTGACACCATCATTGCTTTTGAGGTGATCGAGCATTTGGACAATGGCTTGGACATTGTGGAAAAGCTGAAAAAGCATTGCAATCGATTATTGATCACAGTGCCATGGAATGAGCCAAAAGGATTCTGGGGAGAACACCACAAGTTGCATGGCCTCAATGAAACCAATTTCTTTGATTTTGATGTTGAATACATTAGCGAGCATGGAGCCATCACATCAGAGCCAAGATCATTGACTGAACACAATCGATTCAATTTGATGATTCTGAGGTGGGATCGTGGATAAGGTTTTATGCAGCATTGGTACTCGAGGCCGATATGACACAACGCTGCCACTGGCATTGGCTGCCATCATCAATCAAACAAAACGGCCAGACAAAGTGGTCATTTTTGATGACAATGAAAATCCAAGAGATGTCCGAAATGAGCTGATTTATAAAAATCTGTTTCAAATGATGGACATCAAAGGCATCGAGTGGGAATGGCGGTTTGCTGCTAAAAAGGGCACGCACCACAACCACCATGCAGCCAACACCATGGGGTACAAATGGGTTTGGCGCATGGATGACGATGCCATTCCAGAGGCCAATGTGCTGCATGAATTGTTCAGCTGGACGCTGCATGATCCCAATTTGGGCGCAGTTGGTGGCTCGATATTGACACCACCATTGCAGTTTGAAGAATCATTTCCAACTGGATTGATTGACAACATCGATGCAGAGCCAAATATTCAATGGAAATATATTCCCAAGCGGAAAAAGGTCGAGCATTTGCATTGCTCATTTTTGTATCGAGCTGGCATTGTGGACTATAACTTGGGGCTTTCAAAAGTGGCCCACAGGGAAGAAACATTGTTCAGTTATGCTTTACACCAAAAAGGATATGATGTTTATGCAGTGCCCAATGCGGTCACTTGGCATTTGAAAAACCCAAGCGGTGGCATCAGATCAGAAACTGATCAATCAATGTATGCACATGATGAGCAGATATTCAGGAATTTTTTAAAATTCAGAAACAACACCATTGTTGTGCTCAATTGTGGCATGGGAGATCATTTGGTATTTTCTGAAATATTGCCTTATATCAAAAACCCAATTGTGTTCAGCTGCTACCCAGACATTGTGCCAGGCGAATCCATTGCTGCAGCCAAAGCGTTATTTGGTGATATTGACCAATGGAACATATATTTGAAGATGGCGCAGTGGAAATGGACTGATTCATTGAATGCAGCATTCAGAAAGATGTACTTATGATCATTGTTTCTCCATACTCCAAAAAGCTGATGAATGGTCGGGAAAACCCTAAAAATTACCCATATTGGTC